CGCGCCCGTCTTAGGAACAACCGTCATCGTTATCGTGCCGGTCGAATTGTTCGCCGCGACAAAGGCGAAAATCTCATAATCCATGTACGATTCGATCAGCGGAGACGCGTCGTTAGGCGTTAACGTGATAACGTTCGTCCCGCTGGCGCTGCATGGAATGACGCGATTGCAGGAGAGAATGTACTCGCGGAACTTCTGAAACATCAGCTGCGTCGTGACCGTTGGGTATCCGGTCTGCAAATCCACCATCGGCAGCTTAGTGTCTAGGTTAGGCAATGGCGTCGGCTGATAGTCTGCCGGGATTGTCATGTCATCCCGACCTGTACGTCAGCCATGGCCCGCACAATTGTCCGCCTCACAGGATCGCTGATCGTCACCTTAAACCGGCAATCGTAATACCCGCCAAGTCGATCCCAATAGACGCGCGTGCCATAAGCGCCGTTCGCACCCATGCCGGTCCATAGTTCCTGATCTGACCATGTATGCCCGCCATCCCTAGAAATGGACAACATGATCTGCGGATCAGAGCCCTGCCCTGAAACAGTGCCTACACCAGCTTCAAGATCAATTTGAAAGCGTGGTATCGTGAACCACTCACCATTGGCATGGATGGGCGGGGAAACCATTTCCGCCTGCATTGTGTTGCCAAATTCAGTGAACGTGCTGTGGCTCAGGTAGCCGATTTTTCCTGAGAAGGCGTCACCGATCAGAGTTTTGTTGAATGCTTCCTCTGTGCAATTCGCCCGCCAACGTCCAAGCGGAGTGTTGTTCAAGTCCCACGATGCGCGCTCATGCCAAAGACCGGAAGCAATGTCATAAATCCAAGTCGCCGCCTCAGTCGGGAACGTGTAAACAATAAATTTGTGCCCATCAAACGTATGGGCCATTGTCAGCACATCTTCGACAGTAGCGTAATTCTGCCAAATGCTTTCCTGCGAATGGGCGCTAATGCGCTGTAGAGTAATCCCCGTAATGCGGTAGGCAATTCGATCATTGCCGAGAATGAATAGCGAATTATCTTCGGTCGTAACCGCCCGTGATCCGATAATACCACGCTCGATCAAGCCGCCTTCAATGCGCTGGAACGGGAAATTAGCCGCGCCAACATTCGACCACGGCTCAATGGATTTGTGGCCTAGTACATTAAGCCGCTGCTGATAGGACTTGACCGCCAAAACATTGTCAGGCTTGGCCTCCGCACTGGCGAAGTTCAGGCCATCATATGCCGAGCCATCAAGGCTATCGGACATGAAGAATTTGCTAGTACCAGCCCAATCGAAAATGAAAAACGAATCCATAAACGTGGTTGTATTAGCGGAATGAAAGTCGCCATCCGAGATGACCCGGAACCCCGCCGACGTATCGTAAATATACCCCTGTGTTCCGTTGACGATGGCGACCTGTTCACCGTTGCTGTCCATAGAAACGGGGTCCGATCCATCCACAGACCCACCCAAGACAGTCGCATCACCATCGCTATCGACCGAATAAAGCAGCGTATCCGAAACGACATAAAGCGTTTCATCATTCGGGGCGATCATTCCACGAATAGGGCCGTTGCCAAGCTCTGCAAAGTCCGCAACGCCAGGACTGTTAAAGACTGCCACATCTGTTTTTGAATCGGGCGGCTGCTTCTCAGCGTACATATTAACGGCGCGCTGAGACGATACGTTGCTTGACTCCGTTTCGCTCGATTGAATGGCAAAGCGGACTTGCTGCAATGCCATCTTACCACCGCATATCGACGCCGAAATGTACCGATTCCGGCTCGCGATCCGCACCTGCTACTTGCGCCAAGAACTCATCCGCCTGGCCCTTTAGACCGGCATACTTATCCGCCGACATGGGATATTCCCACGCCATCGAAACCGCGAGATTGAAAATCAGCGTGTCGATCCATTCTTGCGGCAGGTCCGGATTGTCGCCCGCGCTGTCAAAGTCCATGATCGGCCGCCACCATGTGAATTTGACCAGATCAGTCACGGACGATGGCGGATTCCACAAATAGAGTTGGCCGGTCGTAAGCTGTGGATCGTAGAAAAGCTGGTTGATTGTCCCGGTTTGCGACTTATTGGGAAGGCTCTGATAGTCAAGCCGGGCCGCAATCTGGATTGGCGTATCGGTCGCGCCAGAGATGTTATACCGGCGCGCGTCCACAATGCGCAGCGGTCGGACAATCTTGGACGTATAGGCGAACACTGCCGCGCCATCGGAGGCCGCACCAGACAAACCAGTAGTGAGCGCTATCGTTGTGCTAGTCGGTGAGCCGCTGACGACATCCCACGAAATAGACCCGCTGCTGAGCACGGTTCCGATATAATCGCCGGACGAAACGCCCGTGGTGCTGTCAACTGTGATCGATGTGGCTCCGGAAGAATGCGCGCCATCCAACTCCATTTCGACATAGCTTTGCGTGGCGTGCGCCGACGTGCTGGCATTGCTGAGCGCATATTGGTACGTAGACGCCTGCGGAAACAAAGTAGCCTCTGTGACCGTCCAAACGTGAATTCCGGACGCCTGCCAGCGCTTGACCATCGCGTTCAAGGCTTGGGCAAAATCCGTCTGCGCCTGCGAGCCGATTGTTTCGCCAGCCCGAATAGCGCCAACCTTGCGCGCTGCTGCCGATATGATCTGATCGCGTGTGACGTTAAAGTCACTGCTGCCGGACGTGCTCATAGCGCGGGCGCTCCATTACCAGCGTAGACCACGAAATCACCATCCGGTTGATCGTAAAACCACATGCAAGCCGAATCATTGCCGTCCGGCACAACATGAAAGAACGGCCCGCCATCCGGACCAGACCATGCTTCCGGAGGCTCAGGACGCGGATCGGGAACGGACTGGTCATCGCGCCTTCCGCGCACAAAGTCTTGCGGGTGACGCGCTTCCCATTCGTGCTTATCGACGTACTGGCCGGTCCATTCCTGCATGGTGTCGCGTGCAAGAAGCATACGGCCAGAACGCCCGCAAATACGGTAAAATTGTCCAGGTACATAAGCCATGCTCAACCCAACGCTATCCAACCCGATAGGGCTGTCTGTGGGACAAGGATGGCCACTCCTAGATAAACAGAGTTAGATGCAATAGGGAATGTCGAAAGGCGAGCGATGGTTTCACCGGACGCGGGAGTTAGTGTAATGACGTGTCCCGGAGAGTCTGTTACTCCTGTTGACCAATCCACCACCCACAACGGCGCACCGTTGCGCGTAGATACGGCAGGAAGCGTGATGGCCGTGGCAGTAGGTGCCGCCCGGCTTACGACGATGATACCCTGAGACGCTGTGACAGTACCGCTTGCACTGGTCAGGATATCATCCGTCGTAACGACAGGATGCGAGTACGCGAACATCTCATCGAAATACCGAGTTGGATTAAATCCAACCGGGAGACTCGCGAAAGTCACACGGGCCATGCGCTATGCTTTCGGACGGAAATAAATGGTAATGTCGTAAGTCGCACCCGACACAGCGCCCGCCGTGGTCAGGATGATATCGCCCGTTCCGCCATCACTACGCGGGTCTTTCTTGCCACCGTAAGCATTCCAATCAATGCAGCCGGAGCCGGCAGGGAGCGTGGCAATCTCATCATCCGTCGTATGATCCCAAAGCAGCCGAACCGACGTAAAGCCTTGGATATTGTAGTCGATCATATCCACGGTAGTGTAGGTCGGGGCGACCATGGCACCACTGCCGGAGTCGAACGTCAGACCTGAAATATCAGCTTTAACCACTGCACTTTCGCCAGTGGAATCGCTGATATTAGTTAGGTGCAGCACCTTTCGGCGCTTGCCGCTGTAGATATATTCGGAAGTGACCGCATCGACCATGAATGCCTCCTGAAAAGAAAACGGAGGGCCGAAGCCCCCCGCTCAGAGTGAATATCAAGAGGGTTACGGAGATTCCGGAGCGCCAGCCAAGCCGGAGCCGTCCGTCGAGGCCGGAGTCGGATGACCGAGCACAACCACACGGCCAGTCTCCACATCCGCCTCCCACGGGCCGCAGCCATAGGCCAACGGATTGCGAAGGATAACCGCGCCGCCCGGAGAAGTGCTGGCGGTGCAGGAAAACACCTCGTTAAGCGCCGTGGTGCCGGACTGGATCGGATTAACGAACATGCAGTCATCAAAGTACGCAAAGCGGTCAATGCCGTCCGCGTCCACGATGACCATGCCATGCGCGCCCGAGCCGTAAGTCAGGAACATGCACTTGCGGAAGATATTGCGAGCGCAGCCGTCCGCAGAACTGCCATTATCAAACTCAAGCTCATAATTGGCAGTGGTAGAGCGGGTGACGGTATCGAGTCCGATCACACAGTCCTCGAAATAGCACTCCGAAGCGCCGGATAGCTTGAGGCTGCGCATGGCCGCATCGTCCGCAACAGTCGAAACGCCGCCGCCAGCGAAATGGCAACGCTTGAATACGTTGCGGTCTCCCGTCACCTGAACAGCGATGTAGCCCGCCTGATCCGCCGTCACGCCATGAAACACATGAATGCCGTAGAACATGCAGGCATCGGCCGTGATGTTCACCAAAGGCGACAAGCTCACCGTGCTTGTCGCAATACGTGCGCGGCCACCGATCATCCCGCCAGCATGAATGCCGACCAAGTGAACCATATCCTTCGACCACGTAAGCGTGGCCGTCTGGTAATCGGTCGTGTCCGCAGCGCTGTTCGACTGCGCAATCATGAACACAACATCATTCTTGTTCGCGCGGGCCAAGTCATGCGCCTTGGACAGCGTAGCGAGCGGCCGGCGAATATCATCACCCTTATTTCCGTCGCTGCCGGAGTCGGGAGCAACAAACCAAGCCTTGGAATCCGGGCCGAACGGAATGCCAGCCGGGATGACAGGCACGCCCATGCTGGAAATGCCGCTCGGAAAAGCAGTGAGACCCATTGTAACCTCCTAGAACGTGCCGCAGCCGGAGCAGCCAGGGATGGGAAGCCCCACGACACGCCATGAATGAAAATGAAAAGAGAAAAGGCGGGACCGAAGCCCCGCCCCATAGCAATTACGCCCCAGCGGAGCCGTACAGAGCGCGCGGGTCAGTCCAACCAGCCGAATAACGCTCGTCAGCCTTTGCTTTCGCATTGGACGTGTCGAAATCGTTATCGGTCGTGAAGGACATGGCGCGCCGCTCAAGGTACTTCATGCCATTCGGGCAGTTGGTGCGCACAAACCACGCATCCGCGTCATCAAAATACTGATTGACCTTGATGCCCTTGGGGAACGTACCCTCAGCGCGCAACACGTTAATCGCATTGTTGGCGGTATCGTTCTGCAATACCGACTTCAAGATGCGATTGGCCTCAAACCAGCTATTGCGGTGAATATGCAACGACTGAGGCTGAAGCGCGATGCGCAGGCCGCGCGAGTTGGTAGCGCCCATGATCTGGATAACCAAATCTTCAATGGACGCTTCCGACAAGTCGGCTGGGGTGGCAAGCTCATTCGACCAGTTGCCAGCCAGAGACGGATGGTCGGTCGCCAACAGTTCCTTGCCATCGCCACCCGTATAGGTGGACGTGAAGGCGCGGTTGTACACGTTCGCCAGATTGATTTCCTTGGTCTGGCGGAACGAGAAGGCAAGAGCCTGCGAACGGCGCTTGGAAACAACCTCATAAAGATTGTCCTCAAGCTCCTCTTTGGTCACGATGTAGCCGAGCGAATACACAACATGCGTGTAACGCTTGGTGAAGCCCTGAGCTTCCGTGTCGTAGGTCGTGGCAGCACCTTCCGCCTTGACAGCAGCCAAGCCGAAGCCGGTGATTTCCACGTCCTCCTCATACATCTTGTCCGACGTTTCCATATCGAACAGATCGGTCCACTGCGTCGGATATTCGTTATACTTCCGACCGAACCATGCCTGGATTCCAGGCCATAGCGCCTTAGGATGGGCGCCGCTGGTGATAACAGCCATTGGTCATCCCTCCTTATACGCCAGTGAACCGACCAGCGTCGCCAACGTTAGCGAGCTGATGGTTGTTGATCATGACTTCCCAAATCGAATAGTCGCCGATTGCGTTACCCGGAATCGGAGCCAAACGAACAATGAGAAGCTGGTTAGACGGATCGGCATTATCGGGGCCGTCCGTGGTGTCGAGCGTCCAGCCGGAGCGGCCCGTGTAGGTCGAGCCCGTACCGACAAGCATGTTGGCATAAGAACCAACATCGGTAGCGGCCCAATCCGTGCTTGCCGCGTCGGTCTGACCTTGGAACACCAGGTTAGGATCGTCCGCAACAAAGATAACTCGATCCGTCGAATCTTCACGATAAACAGTCGAGTCACGGGTGACAGGAAGCACGCCGACACAAACGCCAAGAATCGGATCGGCATCGCCATCCGCCGCAACAGTCACGGTCGGAAGAGTGCCGGCCGCCCAATCGCGGTACGGTGACGTATTCGCCGAGCCGGCCATAACAACCGGATCGCCGATATAAATTGCCCCGGTCGCGCCGGTCGCAAAATATGCGTTGCAGGCCCCGTTGTAGGGAGCGCCAGACGCATAGCGAACCGGACGCAGCCCAAAGGGCGCGTTAACGTTAGCCATGAGTAACCTCCTCGCGGGGCCGGAGCCGCGCGACTAGATTGTTGAGATAAGGGTGAATGCGTTAGCGAGAGATTTTAATGCCTTCACTGGGCACGTAAATCCCGTCAACGCCGGGTGTAGCAATGCCTTGAACAGTACCGCGCCGCATGGATTGCTCTACCTCGTCAACCCTTGCAGCTTTCGCGGCCTGATCTTCCTGATACCATTCGATTGGTATCTCCATGAGATACGCAATCAAGCCATCGCCCTTGGTTGAACTGCCCACAATCCTGGACACGTTCTTGCCGTCAGGCCCAATGACATGCTCGTATCCGGCTTCTTTTGCCTCTCGGAGACGGTCTAGCGCGTCATTGAACCAATGCCGGTGATAACCGGGGCGCTGGTCATAGGCTAATTTCTGTCGTCTCCCGCCGAATGGCTTGCGCACACGCTTTGCCGGTGCATCAGTCTGTTCGCGGGAGGCAATCTCTGCATTGGAGGGGCGACCGGGGCCGCGCCGTTGGGTGTCCACGTCGCTCATCGGTCTTCACTCCAATCATAACTCGCTAAATATTCGGTCTTTGTATAACCGGGCATCATTTTCGCGAACTTTTGGTATGCGGCCTTGGCTTCAGGCGGCAAATCATCAAAAGTCTTGCCTTTCGTGCGCTTCCGATCACCGGACGGAGAGGCTACAGGCGCAGGCTTGCGCCGCCTCGGCTCATCATCGCCGTCGTCATCGTCCCCATCGTCGAATTTTTCAGGAAATCGCCGCTTAATATCGTCAGTCAGCTTCTCAAGGCTGGCCCGCTCGCTCATGCCACGCTGCAAATTCTGCCCATGGCGAACAATGGCAATTTCTTTCAGCTCAGCATCGGCCTCAAACCAAGGATTGTCCTTGATCCAACGCGATACATCCTCGCTTACGGTCGGTTCAGCCTGCTTTTTTTCTTCTTTCTTCTCAGGCTCGCGCGGCGCAGACTTTTCAAGGTCGCGCAGTTCCTGATCTAACGCCTTGAATGTGTCAGGATCGGCCGAGCGCACCGCTTCGTCGCGTCGCGTCTCCAATTCCTTCTTTGCACGCTCATAAGCACGCTGTTCTGCCGATTTGGAGAACTCACGGAACTCGGTCAGGACTTGCTTGACCTCGCCAAGCTCATCAGTAACCTTGGCGAACTTGTCGCCCAATTTTCGATAGTTCTCCTGCAAAACAGGGAGAACAGTCAGGCCCTTTTGGACAAATTTATCAGGGGGTACAAACTTGTCAGGATCACCGCGAAATTCGTCTTTGGGACGCCATCCCATAACCTTGGCTTGGGCAATAATATCCGGTGAATATTCTGCTTCGCCCTGAGATTCTTGATTCTGAATATCCTGTTCACTCATCATTATGCCTGTTTAACTAGACCAATTTGCTTGTCGTCACAGCAGCGATAGAAAAGGTCATCGTCGCCGCGCACCAATCCGCCAGAGTAGCGCTCGAAATACACGCGGTCGCCAATCTGTGGCTTCTCGCCTTCCCACTTGCGGGTGCGATCGCTGTTCCACAGGAACGCATCGGGGCCGATGGCGACCAGTACGCCTGTCTCAGCAGCGAATGTGTGCCGCTCGCGGGTTTCTTCCGGCAGTTCAATGCCGCCGGCCGTCTGTGTCGGCACTTGATCGGGGAGGACTAACACCCTGTCCCCGATGGCCGCCCATCCTGACTTGTTCTTGCCTTCAAATTTCACCGGCTCATATTGGCCGATCAGGGTCTTGATTAATCGTGGCTGCATTATCTTCCTCGTAAAATCTCTCTAGGTGCGCGAACTCAAGGCCAACAATCTCTAGGAGCGCCACGCAACGCCCCCTGGCCTCACTTTCAATATCTGAATCCATGCGCCCTGCTTCCCAGCGGTCCGTATGGTCGCGCCGGAGGGCCCGCCTGAAGTCTCTAAGATACTGGTGAACAGCCTTAGTGACCGGGTGGTGCTTCCATTCTCGGAAGTTTTGATCGGTAATGCCTAGAAGTTCTTGCT